TTATCTTCAATCTTTAGAAAATCAATATGGAGATAATTATGGAAAATTATTAACTCAATTAAGTGAAAATGAATTACCAATTACTGCTAAACTTGTTTCTTATTTTAATGATGAAAATTTTGCAATCCAAGCAACAAGTATTGATAATAAAGAAGAAAGAAAAAGAATAGATCAATTTTTAAAAGACAATGATAAAATTAGTAAAGATGATTTAAGAAAAAGTGTTGCTTCAGAATTATCTAATTTTCAACAAGTTATAGTAAAATCAAATCCATTTAATACAGAAAAAGCATTAAAAGAAATATCTGATATACAAGAAGTTATTACTTATATTGCTGCTAATAAAATTGTTGCAGGTAAAGATCCAGCTAAAGCTGTTAAAGAAGCAACAGGATATATTAATGATAACTTTGATATAAAAGATACTTATTTTATTCCTAAAATTTATAACAACCAACGTATTTCAGATTCTCAAAGACAACATATAGAAAGAAAAGCAAATACAATAAAAGAATTTTATATTGATAAATTAGATATTGCACCTTTTAAATCAGGCAATGAAAAAATTACTGATGATGAGTTAAATAAAGCACTAAAAGTTCAAATACAAAAAAATGGTATGTGGGTAAATACAGCAGATGGTAATGGTATTGTATTAGCTGTAACATTATCTGATGGATCTATTGGTTTAATTGAAAATAAAAAAGGTGAATTAATTAAAATGAATTTTGATGATTCTTCTTTTAAATTGCCAACAACAAATGAAACTATTGATTTTAAAAAAACTACACAAGAACAAAGAAAAAAAACATTAAAGAGTGAACCATTAATAACTTTATTTAGTAGATAATATGGCTAATATTAGCTTTGGTTTAGATGTTAATGAAAATGTCAAAACCAATGGATACGATTTATATAAATCAACATTAGGTGAAACATTAGGTGCTGTTGCAGAAGATGCTTGGAACTTTAACCCACTGCCATCTGCTATTCGTTTTTTTGAATTAGAAGCAAATAGAAATGAAGATACTAATGAACCATTAATATCAAGAGATGAATTGAATAAAAAATATTCTAATTTAGATTTATTTTTTGATCAAGATGAAAAACAATCTACAGTTGATATTTTAGTTAATAGAAAAACTTTAGAAAGAGAAAGGCAAAGCATTATTGCTCGTGGTCCAGAGGGTTCTTTTAATCCTTTTAATTCTGGTTTTTATACTGGTGGTGCAAAACTTGGGACTTCATTAGCTGTTAGTCTTGCAGATCCTATTAATATAGCATCAGCATTTATACCTGTAGTTGGTGAGGCTAGATTTGCATCTTTAGTTGCACGACAAGGATTAACAAAAGCAAGAGGTATAAGAGGTGTTGTTGAAGGAGCAGTCGGTGCTGCAGCAGTTGAACCAATAGTATTAACAGCAGCAACAGCAGAACAAGCTGATTATGGATTAATGGATAGTTTTTTAAATGTTACTTTTGGTTCTATTATTGGTGGTGGACTTCATGTAGGAGCAGGTGCATTAAAAGACTTTAGAACTCGTAGAGCGTTTGAAGATAGAATTGAAGAAGCTAGAAAGGCAGCAGGAATCACAGATGGCGAAGATCCTGCGGTAAATTTATATAAAGAATATTATCCTGAAACATCAAGAGTTATGAAAGAACTTGCTGAAACAGATCCAGAAACTAGAAGATTATTATTAGCTAGAGCTTTGGCAGATTTAATAGAAGATAATCCTGTTAATGTTAAACCTATTGCTGATCTTGATCCTAAACTTAGAGAAGCTCAAATTAATGATGCTGTACCAGTTAATGAAAGAGTTAATACTACAAGAATTGTAGATGAAAATATTGGCACAACAGAAAGAGTTGTTACTGAAGATAATAAAGGAACAAGAGTTTTTAAAAAAGAAGATGAATTAGATATAATTAAAGTAGAAGATGTATTAAGACAAAAGGATATTGATCAAAGAAATTTAGATTTAGAAAATAGATCAATAGAAGATGAATTGAATATTATAAAAAATAGACAAAAAGATTTAGAAATTGAAGAAAGTGCAGAATTAAAACAAGCAAGAATTGAAAGTCAAGAAGTTGTTGTTAAAGAAAAAGAATTAAAAGATGCAATTAAAGATAGTATTAATTGCGTTAATGGAAGGTAGTTATGGCAAAAGATAGATGTATAGATAGACTTGAGAAAACATTAAAACAATCATCAATTTCATCTGCAAAAGCAGAAGATATTATTCAAAGTATTAAAGATGCTCAAAAAGAAGTTAGATTAGATAATTTAGATAATGAATTATCAGAACAAGTTGCTAAAAAAATTTTAAAAGAACAACAAATAGCAAAAAAAATAAAACAAAGAAATGCTTTAGAAGATGAGATTAGAATTAGAAATACAGTTGAATATGTTCTTAGAGAGTTTCCAAACAATCCTGCTGAAGGATTAACAGCTATATTAGTTGGTAGTAATTTACAGAGAGTAGGTTCTCGTGCTTCTGTTGCTCTTGCTCAACTTTCTGAATACAGAATGTTAGTTAGTGCTTTTCAAGAAAAATTAAGACAAAATAATTTAGTTGAATTTTTTGCTACTGCAAATGAAGATATAGACAGAAGAGTATCAAAAACTATTTGGCAACTTGGTGAAGGAAAAAAAGTAACAGAAACAGTAAAAGAAATAATTGATCTTGCTAAAATTATGTCTGATTTTTCTGAATCTGTTAGAAAAAAATTAAATAATCTTGGTGCTAATATAGATAAATTACCTGGTTGGATTGTAAGACAAACACATGATCCAATGCAAATAAGAAATGCTGCAGATGTTTTAAAATTAAAAGATAATAAAAATGTTGCAGAATATACTGGTGGCGTTGATAGAAATTTTAATGCTTGGAAAGAATATATAAAACCAAAATTAGCAGAAAGAACATTTGATGGAGTTGATAATAAAGATGAATTTTTAGCTTTTGTATGGAACTCATTAGTAAAAAATAATCATGTTCTTACAGAAGGATCATCTGGAGTTTTTGGATCTAAAGATGTAACAACCAAACTTGCTGCTAAAAGAGTATTACATTTTAATACATCTGATGATTGGTTTGATTATAATTCTAAATTTGGTTCTGGTAATTTAAGAGAATCATTCTTTTTTGGATTAAACAATGCAGGAAGAAATATTGGAATGATTACAACTCTTGGAACTAAACCAAAACAAAATTTTCAATTAATAAAAAGTTCTATTGCAAAACAATTAACAAAACAAAATAAATTAAAATATATAGATGAAATTGGTAAAAATGAAGGAAAATATGATTATCAATTTGCAGAAATAGATGGATCTGTAAATACTATTGGAAATTTTAGTGCTGCTAAATGGTCTGCTATTACTAGATCTATATTATCAATGGCTAAATTAGGAGGTGCTGTTGTTTCTGCTATGGCTGACATTCATTTGTATGCAAAAGAATTATCATATCAAGGTAGAACTTATTTAGGTGGAGTTGCTGAAGCTATGGGTAATTTAGCTAAAATTAAAAACACAGCAAAAAAAAGAGAAATAGCAGAACAATTAGGATTTATGGCTGATAATCTTATTTATGATTTAGCTGCAAGATATTCTGTTGGAGATAATTTAAGTAGAAACTTTACAAAAATACAAAGAACATTCTTTAAATTAAATTTACTTAATTGGTGGACTAACACTTTAAAAGAAGGAGCTATGCTTGGTATGAGTAATTTTGTTGCAAAACAAAGAAATATTGCTTTTACAAAGCTAGAACCACAATTTAAAAGATTAATAAGTCATTTTGGTATTGATGAAAAATTATGGAATACAATTAGAAAATTAGATGTTGAAAAAGCTGATGATGGTAAAGAATTTTTCTCTGTTAGAAATATAGATAATTTGTCTAAAGAACAAATATTAGATTTAATGAACATGAAAAAAGCAACACAAAGACAAATAGATTTATATAGAGATACATTAAAAGCAAAAGTTTCTGGAATGTTTTTAGATAGATCTAGTTACGCAGTTATTGAACCTGATGCTAGAACTAGAGCTTTTATGAAACAAGGATTAATGGCAGGAACTGGAATGGGTGAGGCTATGAGATTCTTTTTTCAATTTAAAGCATTTCCTATGGCTATATTACAAAAAGCATTTGGAAGAGAAATGTCATTTATTAAAGAGGGACAATATGCAAAAGGTGTATTTGGTATGGCAAATTTAGTAGTAGGTGCTGGAATATTTGGTTATATAGCAATGACAGCAAAAGATTTATTAAAAGGTAAATCTCCAAAAGATCCTACTAAGTTAGATACGTTTTATGCAGCAATGTTACAAGGTGGTGGATTAGGTATCTATGGTGATTTTTTATTTTCTAAAACAAGAACAGGATCTGAAATTATGGCAACTGCTGCTGGACCATTTGCCACTGAAGCATTCAATGCTTTACAAGCAATTAAATATGGAATTAGAGGAGAAAAAGATCCAGCATTAAGACAGGCTTATAAATCTGTTGTTGGTAATACTCCTTTCTTAAATTTATTTTATGCTAAAACAGCTTTTGATTACGCAATCGGTTATCAAATTATGGAAACATTATCACCTGGTTATCTTAGAGAAATGGAAAGAAAAATGAAAAAAGATAGTAATCAAGAATTTTTGTTTACAAAACCATCTGTATTGTTTAAAGGTTTCTAAATATGACAATATCTTCAACTACAGTTAGAAACAGTTATAGTGGTGATGGTTCAACTACCACGTTTAGTTATACATTTAAGATATTCCAAGACTCAGATATTCAAGTAATCATTCGTGCTGCTAATGGTACAGAAACAACTAAAACTATTACAACTCACTATACAGTAACAGGTGCTGGAAATTCAGGTGGTGGATCA